AATGCACCATGTGTAGATGGATTAGAAACAAAATCCCAACCAATCAATTCAAAGTCATCCTGAACCTTTACTTTCCCTTCTCCGATATTAGTCACCGAACCCATACCTCTTGATGAGATACCTAATAAGATTCCAGCTTTTAATAATTCTTTTAAGATGTTACCAGATGGTGTTGGTAGAATTTCTACTGTCCCACAAAGGTCATCACCTTCCCAATGGATTTCTCTTACGTTATGAGATACATTCTTTAAATTAATTACAGTGGAATCAGGGTGGTCTAATTCACCTAATGCTCTACGTTCCTTAATTAGTACTTCGTATTTCTTAGCTTCTCTCATTAAGATTTCTCTAGGATATACTCTACCATTTTGGTTTTCAGCAGATGCTCTTTGTAGAATACCCTTTACTAAGGTTCTTCCTCCTTCATCTTCATTTACCTTACCTTCAAATAGGTTTGTTTCTATTAAGAGTGATTTCATATTATATTCTTATTTCTTAGATTCCATTTTACTTCTAATTTTAGAAGCCATTGTACCTAATTGAGATTTATCAATACCCAATCCATCAATTACTTGTGCTACCAATTGTAATTTTTGTGTAGAGTTTAGTTTTGCATCTTTGATTTTATCTATTGCCTGTACTAATTTTGTTTTAATTGATGATGGTATAGTTGCATTTGGTAATTCCATAGCTACTGATTCTTTCTTTGAAGCTCTTAAATCTGCTAAATCATCACCTTCAATATCACCATCCTTATCAACATCTAATTTATGTTGTCCACCAGTTAGTTCTTCATTCTTTTCACCCTTACCATTCCAAGCAGTATCAATTTTATTAAAGAATGCTTTCTTTTCATCATCATTCATATCGTTGATACCTTTACCTGCTTTATCTAAAGCCTTTTGAAAGAATGCTTGATATTCTGATTCTTCAGTCATTACTTCTTTAACTAATTCTTTTAGTCTTTCTTTTGTAATTGTTGTGTTCATATTTTCCTTTTTATTAGGTAGACCTTTATGTGATGTAGATGCGTAATCTTTAGCGTCTTTTTTAGTCATACTATCAGCTGCTTTCTCAACTTCTTTAGATGGTGCATCCATGTCTCCTTTTTGTACTGCATGAACCATACCCATAAATCGTTGTTGTGCTTTTGATACTGCTGGCATATTATAAAGTTCTAATTTTTTCTGAAAGATTCATTAATCTCTCTTTTATTTTATGTAAACTTCTATTTGTTCTTTTATAGTAATCATCTCTCTTAACTCCATTCTCATTCTTTATTTTAGAATACCAGTTAACAAATTTTTCTACCTCACCTAATTGTTGTTTGATAGATGTAATACCTTTACTCATTTTAGCTTTAGGAGAACCATCTTCGTTTTTTATTGCTAACCAACGATTTTCGTTTAAACTAGCTTCATCATCATCCTTTGCTAATATCATACCACTCTTATCTGCAATTTCACCAGAATCATTTGATTTAGTTGCAGTTGGTTTTATTTCCAATGGTTTTTTAGAATCAGCAGGAACATCGTTTTTCAACCAATCCTTACCTTCTTCTAAATCATCAACAACCTCACCACCAGTTACATTAGCCAATCTTTTGTTTTTCTTTGCAGTTTGACCTGGTTTAGAAAATGCTGCTGGGGTATCATATCCAGCTACATTACCAGTTACAGACATTTCTTCCAATTCTTTTTCAGATTGGATTTCCTTAACTATACTTCTGATTATTTCTTTTAATCTAGCTTCCATTATTTTACTTTAGATTTTAATTCTTTAATTAGCTCATATGAAAGCATAATAGATGAAACTTGTCCATCAGATACACTCTTACCCATTTTCATTTTTTCCAAAACAGAAATAGTTTCAGATAATTTGATAGTAGTTACTTTATCTTGAATTTTAGCTTTGATTGATTTCAATTCAGCTACAATTTTTGGTAATTCTACTGAAAGATAATCTTTGAATTTAGATGTATTTGAAATGTTGTTAATATATTCTTTTAACAAATTCTTTTGATTACTATCTAAGTTAGTGTATTTTTTATTGAAAGTCTCAACAAGTATTTTATAGGTTAATAAACGTAGGTCTTTGTCTTGTTGCTTATAGGATTCAATTAATTTAGTATCTTCTATTTTGTTAGTTTTAGTAGATGGTCTAGCTATAATGTTTTCAATTAAGGTTACTTTTGAATTAAATATATCCTTAATATCGTAGTTTTCGGACTTCTTAGATTCAAATACTTTATATATTGAAGCTAATACTTTGTAGTTAGTTATAGGAGATGAAAGGAATTGTTCTAATTCAAATTTCTCATTAATTTGCTTAATAAGATTATATTTTTCTTTTACAAGCTTACCTTCGTTTAATTTAGCATGTGCTTGAGATACAGTATCTACAAACATTTCTGCTTTACTTTCAGAATTATATTTCTCTTTTAATAATAAATCATAAAGACGTAATTCTTTATTTAATTCAGTGCCAGACGCAAAGAATTCTTTTACAATATTTTTTGCGTTCTCAGTTTTATCACCATTAAGTACCTCTAATGTTATTTGTCTTACCAAAAGCTCAAATAACACTCCGGTGTTCTTAACCTTAGAATGTTTTATTTTTTTCATTTATTTCCCTATAATTTAACCTATGTCTATAAACTAACACATATAAATATAAACTTTTTAATGTTTATTAAAATTTGGTGTCATCTAATATATTTTTTTCATCTAAAAGGTCTGATTTTTGTGTTTTTTCGTTTAAAATCTTCTTTTTTGCTGAAATTCCGTTTATATATTCTCTTGCTAGCTTTTTACTTGATTCAATTGAACGAGTATCTCTCTTTCTCTCTTTCTCATTTTCTTTGTTACCCAATGGGTCTCTACCATACGGATGCTTATCTTTACCATAAGTGTTTCCCTCTCTTGGTCTACCACCCTTATCTACAATTTCTTGCTTCATCTTTTCAATCTCCTCCTCCACATTAGTTTGTGCGGGTGGGTTTGCCGGGTCTTGTCCTTGCTGTTCTATTGATGTATAACGGAATCTATCTTTAAGGTCTAATATCATTTTAGCTCTCTCCATATCCATTTCCTCCTCACTCATTCCAAATACATTATGATATGCCCAATCCGTAGATAACATATTTAAGTTCTTAAGGTCAGATGCTAATCTAACTTTCTCACTCCATAGGTTTACTTTCTCTTGCTCATATATTGTAGATGAGTTAGTTAAAGTAAGTTGGAAGTTTGTCATTTCAGAATCATCAATACCTTGTCCAGCTAAGTGAACAATTGCTATCTTATATAATTCACTAACGATTGTTCTTTGAATTCTTTCAATAGTTCTAGCAAAACGAACATCTTCTGCAGCTAATGTAGCTTTACCATTAACGTTCTCATCATATGATAAGTAAGCCTTAGGTACTTTCAATGCTGCAAATAATTTAGCTTTTAAGTAATCAATATCTTCAACTGCTGCATATTCCAATCCTTGCAAGTTTTCAATTGATGTACCACTATCTCCACCTCTAACAGGTAAGAAGAAATCTTCGGTAAGATTCTGAATATTGTACTTTAAGTTGTAATCTCCACTATTTTTATCAACAAACGGAGTTTTCTTCATTTTGTTGATAATCTTTTGCATATAGTTATCAACCTCTTGCGGATTAATATTACCAATATCAATTTTGAACACTCTCTTTTCAGGTGCTCTCATAATACGATGGATTAACATCGCATCTTCCATAAGTGATAATTGTTTCCAAACTCTACGACCATTTTCAATCATAGCCTTACCATATGGAAGGAAGTTTGTATCTGATAATAGACGGAAGTGAGCCATTTCATAGTTCTCATATTCCTTTTTACCAAATCTATCTAATTCAACTTTAAACTTAACATAGTTTTGATTAGCTGGGTCAGTACCTTCTAATCTTTCAGTATTATATACAGAGTATGGAGTTACATTAACAATACCTTTACCTTCTGCAATTTCTAATGCTAAAAAGAAATCTCCATATTTTACCAAGTTTCTTACCCAAGGCCATAAGTTAAATTCTATATTAACTATATCATAAAAAAGGTTATGAAGTATTGCACTTACATTTTCATTTGATGATTTAATTGCTAATACATCACCATATTCGTTCTTTGTAGTAGATTCATCAGCGTAAATATCTAATGCGGATGCTATAATTGGGTCATTATCCATAGCATCGTAATCTCTAAAAAGCTCTCTACGAACTTGATGATAAGCCATTGATTGTGCACCCTGATTAGTCTCATAATAAGACCTTTGTAACTTTGTATATCTATCTCTAAGATTTACGAAGTTTGTATTCATTTGGCGTTCATCCGTATCAACCACCTTACGTCTACCATCTTTATCAACGGTTACGATTGCGTTTGATGCAAATAATTTCTTTAATCTACCAAAAAAACTCCT